TCATATGGTGAGTATATGGCCGTTGGTTTAGATGGTATTAGATTTTATGATAGGGTATTAACATCAGAAGAAGTCGGAATATTATTAGATTCACGATGTGATTGGAATCCTTCGCATATAACAACCCAAGCTTGGTTTGATATGCAAGATCAGACTACAATTTTTGCTTCATCAGGTTCGGATGTATCGGCAGTTTCGGATAAATCCGGAAATGGACATGATGTAATTCAATCGACAGCATCCGCTCAACCACTTTCAGGAGCAGATTTTAATGGTTTAAATTCATTATTGTTTGGTGACAGTGGTGCTTCTAATCATTTAATGGAAGATGTTACGGGTACGGTATCTGCAGATGAAGTAACTATAGCAACGGTATATGATGCTGAATCGACATCACTTCAAAGACCTGTTGGTTATGCTAGAACACCTACATCAAATTCTTCAGAAGCTATGAATTTAGCCACTGATTATACATTACGGTATGATGGTTCATTTTCTGGCGGTTCTCTAACAGCACAAACAGGCCCGCATATTAGAGTATCGATGAGAACTCTAAACACCCAAGTAGATTTTATTTCGGGTGTTTCGAATATTAGTGCTACTGCTTCAGTACCTCAAGTAGCTGGAGATATAAACTTAGGTAATTCACAAGTAAATGAAGACGCTACTTCATTTTTTGATGGAAAAATTGCGGAAGCAATATTTATAAACGCAAATACTACCTTAGAGAATCGTCTAAACCTAGAAGGTTATTTGGCATGGAAATGGGGATTAGTTGATCATCTTTCTGCGTCACATACATATAAGAATGCTCCGCCTACTATTTCATTTGCGGATGTTGGTACTGTTACACCTCCCGTCGATTTTTCCGGAACTGGTGAAGTGTCCACTTCAGTAACTTCGGGAACAATAGATGTGATTGTTTCATTTACCGATGTTAACGTAACCGGTAATATAATTTCTCAAGGAACATTAAATTCAATAGTTCCTTTTACAGATTTAAATGCGACAGGAAATTTTGAACATCAGGCAGATTTGGAAGTCATAGTTCCTTTTGTAGATTTAAATGTAACAGGAAATTTTGAACATCAGGCAGATTTGGAAGTCATAGTTCCTTTTGTAGATTTAAATGTAACAGGAAGTTTCGAACATCAGGCAGATTTGAATGTTATAGTTCCGTTTACAGATGTTAATACAACTGGCAACGCAATTTCCCAAGGAGAAATGGATGTAATTGTTCCTTTTACAGATTTGAATGTAACTGGTAATATAATTTCTCAAGGAGAAATGGATGTAATTGTTCCTTTCATTGATTTTAACGGAACTGTATCAGCTTCACAAGGAAGCGGACTTGTAGGAAGCACAGATCTTATAGTTCCGTTTGTTGCTACAACAATGACCGGTTCGGTGGCTATACAAGGAACCTTAAATGTAATATTTCCTTTTACAGATTTGAATGTAACTGGTAATATAATTTCTCAAGGAGAAATGGATGCAATTACTCCATTTACAGATTTTAATGGAGTAGGTCAACTTCCAATAGAAGGTGATCTAGTTGCAATTACTCCATTTACAGATTTTAATGCAGTAGGTCAAATTCCCACAATAGGGGATTTGGAAGCAATAATCCCGTTTGTGGATATAGAAGAAACTGGTAACATAATTGTTCCGGGAGAACTTGATGCAAGTGTATCGTTTGTAGATACGGAAGAAACTGGTAATATAATTTCTCAAGGAGAACTTGATGCAATTGTATCCTTTGTAGATTTTAATGTATCTGGTAATATAAATATTCCAGGAGTGATGGATGCGATCATTCCCTTTGTGGATGTATCTGGTTCTACAACTGTTTCTGTTGTAGCTTTGGTAGGTAATTTAAATGCTATAGTACCGTTTGTAGAAGATAATATAGGCGGGAATATGATTTCACAGGGGACTTTATATGTTATAGTTCCATTTACAGATTTTAATGGAATTGGTGAAAGAGCTGATTTGGAGGTTGATATGGAAGCAATAATTCCGTTCGCAGATGTTAATGTGACGGGTACTATTAATAACGGAACATTAAACGCAATAGTACCATTTGCGGATGTTAGTGTTACGGGAGATATTCCAAAATTTGTAGCTGAACCAATTTCAAACATTTTCAAACCAAAGAAAAGATTTGCAGAACATTGGGCAGAAGACGTTTCAAAAGGAGTTGTATCGGAAGGATATGTATATGATGGAAAGGCTATAAACGTTAGTTTAGAAAATATATTGCTTACATCAAGAGGTGAAAGATTATTCAATGTTGGGTTTGGTTCAATACTCGGTGCAGTACCTTTCGAATCTTTGGACTTTAGAAATGCGGAAGAATTGCTAGACATTATTATAAGAGATATTAGAAGATGGGAAAATAGAATTATTTTAGTGACCGATGAAATCAAGATGGATATATTAAGAGATGAAAATTCATTTACATTGGTAATTCCTTACGTAATTAAAAGAACTGGATTAACGGGCACTTTTGCAAGAAAGATAATAATATAAATAGTTTGAAATAGGATAATTATATATGGCAATAGTTTCTGGAGGAACAAATCAATCTTTACCCCAAACCGAAATGGAAGTGGAGGGGGTTATACCGAATTGGGCTGATCCTGCAATTAAAAATGCCGATGCAATGCCTAATCAATATTTTCAATTTTTTGATAATAAAAGATATGATGCCGATAGACATTTATATGATGCTTTACAAACGGAAGCGATTAATCAAAAAGGAAATCCTATGATGTATTATAGAATTTCTTATGATGTTAATTATGATCCGTTATTTGGTGTGGATGATATTAGAAGAATAGAAAGAAGATTTCCGATTAAAGCGGCCTTTGAACTTCCCAAACAATTAGAAAACTATGGTGGTTTCGGACTTGAAGGTCTTGATAACTTTCCTATGTATGTAAGTAAAAGACATTTTGCTGCAGCTTCAAAATATCCAACATCTGGTGTTGCTTTATATCCACCAGAATTAACTGCTAATAGAACTGGAAATCAATCTATAGAACCTAGAGTTGGAGATTTAATTAAATCTGAATTCAACGGAATATATTATGAAGTTGTGGATTCTGGTGAAGAGGAAGAAATGTTTTTGGAAGGAAAGCATACATGGACTCTAACTGTTCAGAAAATGAAAGATAAAAAAATATTATTATCGGCAGCTACATCGGCAGCAATGGATGAAATTTCAGAAGTTAATGATACTCCAGATACATTCGATGCAAAACCTTATGTTGATTTAGAAACGAGTGCAGTGTTATATGATTCATCTGCAACTGGTGAAGAAAGTTCAAATCAAGATTCTTTGGGAGGTTGGTTTGACTGATGTGTAAGAAATTAACGAATAATAATGTAACATTATTAGAAATTCCTTATTGGAATTTCGATAATATAGAAAGAATACTTGAGGAGAATGTATGCCATTAATACCAACAACATACAGACCTAGAACAATCAGAGGAATTATTATTGCTTTGATGAATGAATTCCGTGGGTTAAAGGTAGAAAATTTTACACGACCAACAGTTTCTGGTGAAACACCTATTGTCAAAACTGTTGATGTTCCTTTAGGATTTGGACATATGTCGAAATTCCATCAGATAATTAAAAAGGGTCAAGCCGAAACACAAACATACCAATCATTACCCAAAATGGCATTGTCTTGGGACTCGATAAACTTTGATGGGAATAGGGCAAGGGGTTTCCAAACTTTCCGAAAATTTTATAATAGAGAATTGGAACTTTCTGATGCGGATAGTTTCTTTACAAATTTAAATCCTAAACCATGGAATCTTGGTTTTACTTTAGATATTAGAACAGAATCTTTAAATCATTTTACACAATTAATGGAAAACATACTTCCGTATTTTGATCCTGCCAGAAATTTAAGAGTTAAGGAATTTTCTTTTCTTAACATTGAAAGAGATTTAAAGGTAAAGTTGGAAGGTGTAACTCAAGATTTTTTAAGAGAAGTTCAGGAAGACGGAGTATCATATGTTAGGGGACAAATACAATTAAGTGTCGAAGCTTTTTTAATGGTTCCGGAATTGTCAAACGCTTCAGTAATAAAATCTATACATACAAGATATTTACCAATAGAATCATTTTCGAATGCAGATATATCAGCCTTTTCTGGTATGTCAACTTCCGGATGGGCTTCTTCGGCAGCTTTCCCTAACACGTTCAATACATCTGCTTTCACATCGTCTTATTCAAACAGTGCAGATATACCGTTTGAGATTTATTTTAAAGATTTTGACGATTGTTAAAACATATAAATATTTTTTGGAGTTATTAAAATATGGATAAAATATTAAATTTTATAAACAGTATGTTAAAATATAAACTTATTAGATATGGTTTATTATTTTTGATGGTTTGTTTCGGACTTTTAATTTTGGGCGCAAGTAAAGTAGATTTCTTTGGAATATCTATTGAGAATGAAGACAACATTGAATTTTTAGAATTACTTGATAATAAACATGGACATGAGCATGAATATGGAAGACAAAAAAAATAAAGAAAATACAACAAACGAATCATTTGATAAAATTGCGGATGTAATGAATACATCATTTGAGGGTAATGGTAATTTCGCTTTAGATGATGTTAAGAATGCGATAGATAAAAAGAAAGAGTTGATGAAAAAGAATGTAAATGACTTATCATTAAAAGATGCTGAATACATGAGAGAAGAAATTGTTTCGATTCTTGCCGTATTGGAAACAGGTCTTGATAAATTAGTTACGGATTTAAAAGCAGGATCACCCCCAAGGTTATATGAGGTGTTAGCAACAATGTCTAATTCAAAAATTGCGGCTGTTAAAGAATTAAGAGAATTAAATAAAACTATTGTCGAGGTGGAGAAAAAATTAGATCCTAATCATCAAGAAAAGGTGAAGAATGTAACCGTCAACATCACATCATCTGATTTACAAGAAATGGTTAAGAATGCCACTGATGTAAGTCAATTAAAAGAAATAGACGGACATTTCGATATTAAGGAAGGAAGGTAATATGAGAATTCAAGGATTTAAAGAATTTTACAAAAAAGAAAAAGAAGAACATTTCTTTGATAAGGTCTTTGAAAAATATTACAACCGAGGTCATTTCGGAAAAATTGAAAAGAAATTAATAAGAGAACAACAACATGATTGGTTTAAAAAATTAAAAATTTTAATTAATGAAAGGGATTTTCAAGGTTTGATGTTAGCATTAGGCGAAAGAAAAAATAAAATCTCTAGAGAACTGTTTCAAAAATTAACAGGATTGAAAATAAAAGCTAAAACTACAAAAATTATAGAACAAACATTGGAAGATTTTTGTTTCAATGAATAAATAGTTAAAATTGAAAAATAGGTATATATGGCCATAAAGGTTAAAAAAACATCGGCAGGATTGTTACAATATCATTTTATAAATGGTAAACTTAAATTATTCCTAGTACATCCAGCAGGTCCTCTTTTTAAGAAAAAAGACTTTGGGGTATGGTCTATACCAAAAGGAGGTATGGAAACGGGCGAGACGGCCTTTAAAACGGCTGTGAGAGAGTTTGGGGAAGAGGTTGGAGCAAAACCGAAATTAAAGAATGTTATCGATTTAGGAAACTCTTTAACGAGGACTAAAAGCAAGAAATTAATTATGTGGGCTTTTGAAGGAAATCAAAAATTCGTGAAAAGCATTTACATGAAATTAGAATACCCTAGAAATTCGGGAAAATTTATAAATATTCCGGAAAATGATAAA